GCACATTTACGAAACCCTCCCCATTGACGATTTCGACTTTGAGTACATTCTGGGTGTTGACTTGGGTTTCGAGGATGCAACGGCATTCACTGTCGTAGCATTCAGTCGAGACCTTCCCTTTCTCTATCTGGTCGATGAATTTAAGGCCAGCCATATGATACCTACAGAAATCGCGCAGCATATTCGTCAACTCACGAACATTTATGAATTTATCAAAATCGTTGTCGATACGGGCGGCCTTGGCAAGAGCATTGCGGAGGAGTTTCGCATCCGCTACCAACTTCCCATCACTGCCGCAAGCAAATATGACAAATTCGCTTACATTGAGCTTCTTAACTCTGATCTGGCCTCCGGATTCATTAAGCTGCCTCGCGGAAGCGGTCTGGAAGATGAGTGGAGGCTCTTGCAGTGGGATGAAAAACGCCAGAAGGAAAGCGAACGCTGTGAGAACCATTTGTCTGATGCCTTTCTTTATGCTTGGCGTGAGTCAAGACACTATTGTAGTGAAGAATTGATAAGACCGCCAAAATACGGGACGAGCCAGTGGTTCACTGATGAATGCAAGAAGATGGAAGAAGAAGAATTACAGAGGCTTGAGAAGGTTGAAAACGAAGATGAATGGTGGGAAACGGAGAATTTACAATGAACCCAAATGAATTAAAACAGTTTGTAGATATGATGAAAGAGAGCGGAGTGCAGGAGTTTGAATTTAGTCGAGACGGTTTTGATGTTAAGGTTAGATTTTTACCAGAGAAAATGATTCGACATGAAGATCTCGATGATTTAATAGTAGGTGACTCAAAAAAGTTAAGTGATGACGATCTACTTTTCTACTCAGCCGAATAGGAGAATTAAATGGCAAAATATACAACAGACCCAGATGCGTTTTGGTGGAAAACGTCTAAAAAGCGTGTTTTCTCTGTAATCTTTGATACGGTCAACTTTATACGGGAGGCCCAGTCCTACCGGACGCAAGCGAACCTGCGTAACCTGCGCCTATACGGTAACTCTCCCCTCGTTGGCCTGAGCGGAGGATGGTATGCGCGTGTACCTACTTCTGCACCCGGAGAGGCTGCGAACAAGGTTACCCTGAATATCGTCCACTCGATGATCTCCACAGTCGTATCTAAGATCATCAAAAACAGACCAAGAGCGACTTTCTTAACTTCTGGTGGGGATTTTTCTATGCAGCGTAAAGCGAAGCTGCTTAATCGCTTCATTCAGGGAATGTTCTACGAAACCAACATCTACAAGGAAGGTGATGCCGTAGCCAGAGACTCATGCATCTTTGGAACGGGATTCATGAAGATCTTTGAAGAAGAGGGAAAGATCAAATGCGAGAGGGTATTCCCAGAAGAGATTTTGGTCGATGACCGGGAAGCCCTGTTCAACGCACCGCGTCAAATGTTCCAGAGGAAGGTTGTTACGCGGGAGGTCTTAATTGCCCAATTTCCCGATAAGGAAAAGTTCATTCGGCAAGCGGCGAGAGATGAGGACTGGGAGGAGACCCTGAACGAGGGTTATGACTTAGCTAAGTCTTCAGATCAAGTAGCCGTCATTGAGGCGTGGCATTTGCCTAGCTCAACAGACAGTAATGACGGGAGGAGGGTTATCAGCATCGATAACACCATCCTTCTCGACGAGAATTATAACAAGCCGTACTTTCCTTTCGTGAAGCTGGAGTGGAGCAACAGGTCTCTGGGCTATTTCGGCCAAGGGATTGCGGAGCAACTTACGGGTCTTCAGATCCAGATAAATCGCCTTTTGAACACAATTAGGGTCGCAATGGACTTAGTTTCAGTGCCTAAAGTGTTCGTGGAGGCCGGGTCAAAGGTCTCTAAGAGCCATCTAAATAACGAGATTGGGGGTATTATTACCTATTCTGGGACAATGCCAGAGTACCGGACTGCTCAAGCGGTCGGGCCTGAAATGTTCACGCACCTCGACAGACTCTACCAGAGAGCTTACGAGATTGTGGGAATATCTCAACTCAGTGCTTCAGCCAAGAAGCCGTCAGGAATAGACTCCGGACGAGCTTTGCGGGAGTACCACGATATCGAGTCTGAGCGATTTATGAGCTACGCCAAAGACCACGAGCATATGTATATGGAAGCAGCCAAGATAATGATTGAGTTGGCGCGGGATATCTACATGAAGACGGGAGCATTTAAGGTGCGATCGTTTAATCGGGCCTTGGTTGAGCAAATCGACTGGAAGGATATCGATCTTGATGAGGATAAGTACGTTATGCAGATGTGGCCTGTCTCAATGCTTCCAGCTACTCCAGCCGGAAGGTTACAGACCATTCAGGAGATGATGACTGCTGGCCTAATAAGCCGGGAGGATGGACTGTCTTTGTTACAGTTCCCAGACTTGAAGGAAGTTCAAGATCTCCTGAACGCAGAGCGCAACGATATCAACATGATTATCGAGCTTCTTATCGATAAAGGCGTGTACGTCTCCCCGGAGCCGTTCACTAACTTGCCTTTGGCAATAAAAACAATTAACTCCGCTTATTTGAAGGCCAAAACAGAAGGCGCACCAGACGATCGTTTAGATTTATGTAGACGATTCATTTCTGATGCAATGGCTCTTTTGGCACCTCCTCCTGAAGCAATGCCACAACCCCAAGCAATGGGGCCAGCACTTGCGCCAGAAGCAGAAGCGGCAGCACTAGAGCAAGGAGCCAGTCTAAGCCCGAATGATTTAGCAATGGCTACGCAACCACCTACAGCAGAACAGCTTGGTGGCGCTGCGTAACAGCAATTAATTAACAAGGAGTAAAAAATGTCTGAAGCAGAAGTACAAGACGCGCCACAGCAAGAAGTGGAAGCTCAAGAAGAAGTAATAGAACAAGATGCCTATGTGATGCCCGATAGCTTTGAGGTGCAGGACAATGACTTAATCCCCGATTACAGTCAGAGTCCAGGAGGAACGTCTAAAGCACCAGAGCCGGAAACGCAGGTAGAAGCTGCGCCGGAAGAAGAAGTAGCGGAGACGGAAGGGGAAACCACTGAAGTCGAAGCCAAGGCAGAGGAAACAGCAGAAGAGCTAGAAACAAGGCTGTCAGAATTTAGAGCTAAGGCTAAAGAGGAGAAGTCTAGACTCACTGAAACAAATGAGTTGGATGAATACCGTACTAAAGTTAGTGAATATGAAAAACTCGAAAAGCTCAAAAGGGATAATCCTTTAGAGTTTATTAAAGAGAGCGGTTTAAAGTTTGAAGATCTAGCGCAACAAAGACTTAATGTAGGAGAGCAGCCAACCGCTGAACATCATTTATCTTTACAAGAACAACGCCTTAATTTACTAGAGCAGCAAAATCAAGAATTAGCTACTCGACTAGATGCAAAAGAGCGTGAAAGCCAACAGAACTATTTTATTGGACAAATCAAAGACTTTGTTGATAATAATAGTAACTATGAACTCATCAAACATACAGATTCATACGAGAGTGTATTGCGGGAAGCAGAAGATTTTTACAAAGACACAGGACAGCAGCTTGATGTCGCAGACGCTTGCAAACTCGTTACGAAAAATCTGCGGAGTGTAGCCAAACGGTTCTACTCCTCAGAGGCGCTTGCCAATGAGTTTGGATATGAGAAACGTCAAACGGATGACTCCCCACAGCAGGTCGTAAAGACCAAGGGGAACGGTAAAGTCATTGCAGAAGCTCCTAAGACCCTCACTAACAGTATGACCGCGCAGCCGTCTGTCGAAAAGGAAGAAGACGTCCTTAAGATGGATAAGCGAGAACGAATCTCAAGAGCGGCCAGACTTTTACAATTTACTGAGTAGGGGATAGGAATATCTCCTTTAGTTTTAGGAGAAAAAAATGGCATTAGACTTTACGTCCTTTCAGGCAGCTCTGAAAGAACATTACAAACCCTTGGTTGTAAAAAACCTTGTTTACAAAAATAACCCTTTGCTTGCACTTATCGACAAGTACGAGAAATTTGGTGGTGAGGGAATGCCCATTCCGGTCATTAACGGAAACCCCCAGAATCGTAGTGCAACTTTTGCTCAGGCTCAAAACCCGACATCTATTACGGGTGCGAACTCCTTGGCATATCAATCTAGTAAAATTCAGCAATTCTTTATTAGCCGGATCACAGATTACTCTATCGCTCAAATCAGCGGCCAGATGATCGATGCTTCAGCTTCTAATGCGGATGCTTTTATGAGAGCGTCAACTACTGAAATTGATGGTGCGTTACATTCGTGTGCGCGTTCACTTGCCGTAGCTATGTATAGGGACGGTACGGGAACCATTGGTCAGGTAGCTGCGGCTGCTCCTCTTGGTAGTCCAACTATTGCTTTAGCTAACGCAGAAAACATTACTCACTTTGAAGTGGGTATGGCGTTAACTTCTAGTGCGCTGGCTGCTGGTGTAGTGCATAGTGGTGGTGGTTTAGAGAATACCGCTGTTGTTTTAGAAGTAGATCGTGACGCAGGAACCATCCGCGTTGGTAATGCTCTTGGAGTAGCAACCAACTGGAATGGTCTGTTTAATGGTGCTGCTGGTGGTGACTTTATTCAAGTCCTTGGTGACGCACAGAACGGCGCTGCTGCTGGTCTCAAAGTATCAGGTGTTGATGCTTGGGTTCCATCTGCAACTCCCGGTACTGGTGCTATCCCCGGTACTTTGTTTGGGGTTGACCGCACAACTGATCCAACTCGTTTGGGTGGTGTGCGTTTTAACGGTGCTGCAATGCCGCTAGAGGAAGCTCTTATCGGCGGTGCGTCTTTAATCGGGCGTGAAGGTGGTAGACCAGATCATTGCTTCATGAGCTTTTCCAACTTTTCGGATTTGGTTAAGTCTCTTGGATCTAAGGTTATCTATGTAGATGTTGAAGGCCCAGCCGGAGTTGGTTTCCGCGCTCTGGAACTTCATGCACCTTATGGAACAATGAAAGTTATCCCAGACCTTAACTGTCCAGATGATGCAGCGTACTTGTTGCAATTAGATACTTGGAGCCTCAATAGTATTGGTGGCGCACCTAAGATCTTAATGCAAGACGGCAACCGTATGCTTCGTATGGCTGCGGCTGATGCTGTTGAAGTTAGAATTGGATATTATGCAAATGTTGCTTGTAATGCTCCCGGCTGGAACTGCCGCGTAGCCTTATAGATTAATTACTAGGGGGAGTGGAGACGCTCCCCCTTCCGCGTAAGGAGAAGATAATGGCGAATAGAACTTTTGATAATGTTCAAGCCTTAAATAAAGAGGTTAAAGTAATTTCTGGACAAGTGGAGTGTACTACTGCTGAGTCAGGAGGCGGTGCTGGTGATGCCGTTTGGACAACGAATCAAGGAATTGGGTTTACCCCAAACAGTGATGGAACGAGTGGGCATTTAGAGCTTACTCTTCAGGACAGCTATGTGGGCTGTCTGTCCATTACCTGTAACAGCCTTCAGGCAGATATCGATCATCATCAATCGGTACGGTCTGAGGATGTAACAAACACTAAAGTAGTTATTTTACAAAACGTAGACACAGCAGGAAACCTTGCTGCGTTTGCTTTAAATGATATAGTTTATTTTACATTGGTTCTTCGGAACTCCACAGTTCAGTAAGAACTCAAGGGGGGCGAAAGCCCCCCTTATAAACGGAGGGAAGAATGGCTAACACCACCACGCTATTACAGATGAGAGATCGGGTTCGTCAACGAGCCGATATGCAAAACACCCTCTTTGTTTCTGATGCTGAAATTGATACCTACCTTAACGATGGACTGTCGGAGTTAAACGATTTATTCATTACTGAGTATGAGGAGTATGTCGTACAGGAGCAACCTAACCAGAATCTAACTGGTGGGCAAACCGCCTATGACATTGTGACGGATTTTGGAATAAACAACTTCATGAAGATCCTTGGCATCGACTTAAACGTGGGTAGCCGACAGATTGCGTTAAAGCGTTTCATGTTCAGCGAGAGAAACTTCTGGACAATGCCTAACGCGCCTTGGGATGTGACTGTTACCCCTTACCGTTATTCGGTGCGTGGAAACACAGTATACTTTTTCCCGGCTACAGGAATCGGTGGAACCGTGAGTATTTGGTATATACCCCAATACACCCCGATGACTTTACCCGCAGATCAAATTAATAACTTCCTTCCCTACCTTAATAATGGATGGGAGGAGTACGCAGTCATTACTGCGGCGATCAAGTGTTTGCAAAAAGAGGAGAGCGATACGCAGCCTCTGATGCAAGAAAAGCTTACGCAGCTAAAAAGAATTAACGATGTGGCAAAGAACAGAGACGTTGGGAACCCAGACCGGATTTCTTACGTCAACACGGCTCAGTCAGAGTGGTGGTGGTAATGGCGTTTTTCCAGCGACAACAATCCTCCGACTTTGATCTGCAACAAATGCAGTCCAACTTAGAATCTGTTTCCAGACAGGCTTTTTCTTCAGAGATAGCTCAAGGGGTCTTGCTTACGGAGGTAGTTCTTAAGGAGGCGCAGCCAGTCAAGGTATCTCATACCCTTGGTCGGGCGTGGAAAGGCTTCATCATAGTAAACAACACCCCCACCACAGGAACGCTGTACTCTGCGTATTATGATGATAGTGTGCAAGCCAACAAAACTTTAAGCATACCACTTCGGGGGATGGGAACGGCTGGCGCGATAGCCACTGTTTCACTCTGGGTTTTTTAGGAGATTATTATGGGTTCGATGGGATTAGTTTTACCAGTAGTCGGAGTTACCGCTGGAACAGCTTGGGCAACACTGCTCAACACTGCTCTTTCTCCCAATATTGAAGAGCATGATCATAGCGCAGGAAAAGGTCTCTTCGTTAAGACTTCTGGTCTTGTTGGAATCAACGTAAACGGGGATTTAAACTTTCAAGATATCGATCCCACCAGTCCCACCTTTGGGGATTATAATCGCTCTGTAAACTTGCGCTCTATTCGACTTAATCAGCTAACCACTCCCGGAGTTCCCGCCGGATTCGATCCTGACACTTTAACCGTAATGACTGACCTGATGGATCTCTGGTATAGGGATGGTGCTGGTACTCTCATTCAGCTTACTTCGGGCGGTGGCCCGGTTGGTTCTGGGAAGCAGTACGGCTTTCAGGTGGATTATGATGCGTTTGTCGCAGCCAAGGGTTGGGCAATGTATGAGACCGCCGGGACGAAGTTCACCTTCAAGGACGATACTGCTGGCGCTTACGCCAACATGTATGCAGCTACCCTAAACAACGACACTGGAAGCTTGGCACTCACCTCAAGCGTAGAAATAACCGGAACAGCGGCAACCAATATCGTCATGACGGCTACGGGTGGAAGTGGATCTTACATAGCGCGGGACACTTCTTTGATCCAGTCTACTGTTGGAGACATAGAGCTGGATGCAAAGGGTGGTGACATTGAAGTTCATAACTCCACTCCCGGTGATGTTCGAGTATTTTGCAACAACAACAATTTAGAGATTGAGGCTGATGATGCTCATCCCCTTGGAACGCTAACCTTAAAATCGAACACCAATACGGTTACGGTTGATGCGGGGGGGAATCCGGCTGCGGGAACATCCGGGCTTGTAACCCTTACTGGGGCGAACCAGAATGCCGGGAATATGTCCCAGATAGATCTTCTCTCAGCTCGTACGGTGTGCCGCGCAGATAGCGCATTAAAGACCAACCCTATGCTTTGGTTTGTTGAGCATCCCAATACATTCGTAAACTCTGATACCTATCCCCAGCTATCTCCGGGGCCGGGGACTGCACCTTCCTTTTATCTGTCCCAAGCGGGCTCTGTTTCGTATATGATTGGTGTGGGTGCCACCAGCATGATTATTGGGCCTGATGCGGGTCAGTATTTGTGGCTGGGAAATTACACTACGCCACCAGCGATAACCACCACAACAGCTACCACCAACATATCGGGTCAGGTAACCACCGCGCAGACTGCGCTTGGTCCACGCCACTATGTAACTGGACTCATAGGATCTACCGCGCCTCTGACAGGAAATGGAACAACCATCTTTTCGGTTGAGGATTTAATGGATCAATCAGGTGCAGCTCCAGCGGGGCCAAACACTCAACTGTATTTCAAGGTTGAGGGAGGAAAGGATCATAACGATGCAGGGGGAGCGGTCGCGGGACAAGGGTTTATTATAGCTACCGCAGCCAACAATGCTCAGACCGCCGGAACAGTTTCTCAGATGAACTTTCTTTCTGATGGAGCTATGCACTCCCAGACCCCTTGTTTTGGAGCCTACACAAATCCCCTAAACCTTGGTGCGCCTTGGGCTGGAATGGATCTAGGAACTACCTTCTGGACTCCTTCTGTCGGGCCTTCTCCCTTTCTTGCTACTAATAGAAGATCTTCATCTTGGAGAAATGTAGTAACAGCCAAGAGTTTTCATACTGTTCCTGTTACCAAGCCGCACGACTTGATGGCGAGTAGCCCCACAACTTTACCACCCGATGCCAAGTGGACGGCGAATGCTTATGAATTAACTGCTCGTCATGCCCTAAATGCTGTAGTGGCTCAGGGTCATGTTAAAGGATGGACAGGAGGTATAGGGACTGGGCAAGTTGATGTTAGACACTGGAATGTCCAGAGGCTAGGTACGGCACCCACGGTATGGGTTCCATTTTATGGTCAATTTCTAGGAAGCATCGATCTATTAGGTAGTCGATGTAATGTGGCAAATGAGTATAATATTATATTTGATATTTCTGTCTCTATTAGCTCTACAGTAACTGTTCAGGGAACTGGCGTTCACGGTGCAGCTCCCGTAGCAGTTATGCCACCGCAGTTTACTGTTGAGTGGGTTTTAGGCGCTCCGGGAGAAGCGGTTGGTCTCAGGGTGCTTGGGTGGGACATGAACGGGCCTAACCCAGTTCCCACAGGGGGGGATTTTTGTTTTACCGTAATAGGAAGTCCATTCGGCGCGTCTTTCGATCCCGCCGTATATGAAGGTAATGCAGGTTGGCCGGATAGTGGATCACCAGACTAGGAAGTGGGATGGCATTAGAGAAGCAGAACATATCCTATGACTTTGGAAAAGGTCTTAGTGAAGCTGTTGATCCCGATCTATTGGCTGATGGATCTGTTCTTAAGGTAAAGAACGGAGTCTATAATCAAGCTGGTCGCGTTGATAAGCGAGACGGCTATGAAGTTCTTTCCAAGGAAGTCCTAGACCCCGGAGGGTCAACGCCCATTCGTCCCTTGCAGGGAGTCATTGGGGTTCACGATCATAACGGTCAGCTTACTGCTTCTGAGGCTACGCAAGTTCTTGCCTATAATGAAGCCAGAGATATCTGGACAGAATCAGATGGATTTTATCGTGCCTGTGCGCTCGATAAGGATGACCTTGTAGGCTGCGATTATGACATCATTCGCAGTGCATCCGCAGAGAACGATGACATTAAGGTGGTCGTGTTTGAGGGTGCCTCTCACGCAGTCGGATATAAGGTGATTGATAAATCATCCAACACAACTCTTTTTATGACGTATGACATTAATCTGGAATTAGTGGGTGGTCGCTATGCCGATGTAGCGGTTGGGGGCGCACTGTTTGCACGACAGTACACGGAGCCAATGGTAGTAGAGAAGGATGGTAAGTTCTTTATTTTTGCAGTTCGTGACCGATACAATAATTACGTAGGGGCTGCTGGTGGAACTGTTGTTCCTCCGGTGAGAGAACCCGCTTCCCTCACCCCCGGCACAGGGGTTAATGAGTATCCAGAGCTGGTCATGTTTGGCCTTAGCTTAGTGACCTATCAGCTTATTACTCAGGGTGGTGGTAATGATTATCTCATTCGCTTTGATGTTGGGGATTACAATAATTTTCCTCACCACGCTGGCGGTGGCGCTCCGTTTAACGATCATTCCTATTGCTCTTACGATGTAAAGGTTCCCAAAACCGCACTGGGCCAACCCACCCAAGACGATTACATTGTGGTTGCTCTTTCCGCGATATGGTTAACTCGCCTCTACACTGTCAGGGTCAGCACTTCGGTAATTGCCGATCATCAAGATATATTGGATTCTGGAAGTGGGCCGTTTCCCTACACTGCCGGGGAAGAGCAAAACTTTATTTGCGTAGGCCAGAACAGCGATGCGGCAGCACTGACCCGATGGAGGGTCTGGCATTGGAAGTGGGTTTTAGGCCCACCTAATAATGAGGCTTACTTTAGCATCTATGACATCACCCCTTCCGGCGCTATTCAGCTTGGCCCTGCACAAAACGTTGCGGTTCCTGATTTAGACACTGCGGTTCAACCTTGGTCGGATTATAATCCTTTAACTGAGAATAATATCATTGGAACCACTCACACCAACATTTACACGGTCACCAATGTTCTTAAAATTTACGAGCTTACTGCCGCAGCGGTTGGTGGACTTCCTACAGATCCCGGTTGGTCGGAATCAGAGTTGCAACTTCCGCAAAAAGTAGCAGCCATTACAAATCCCTTTATCTACTATAAAGATCCAACCGGAACCACAGACCAAGAGACCTATGGTCTGGCCATTGGAGTAACGCCAACCCCGACTGGCCTTCAAACTAATTTTATCTACGCACAAGGAAGTCAAAAAAATGTTATCTGTAAATACTCTTCAGGTGCTGCGGGGGAAGAGCAGTGGGGAGTGTTCTTCAATCAGATTGCAGGGGATGAGCCATATAACTCCAGATGGGATCTGATGACGGGTGCGTTTCCGGGGCCATATGATATCTCCGCTGTTGTTCCAACTTTTATGTGGTCTTCGCCGCGCAATTCTCCGCTAGTTTCTCAGTCTGTCACCAATGGGCCATATGACACTACGCAGATATCCACCATTGAGCGCATTCAGGCGCAGGTCGAAGATGGCGAGATCTCTGGAGATGGTCGCGTAAGAGAACTGTCGATGAGTTTAGCGGATGGGGTTTCCCCCGACTTTCTTAGTTTTTCCTCAGATCTCTACATGAATGGTGGTTATCTGGCTCTTTTCGATAACAACGTAATTGTAGAAAATAACTTTCACCTTCCCCCGGTTATCACGAGCATTTCTAATGAAGGTGGCACTCGATGGAAATACAGAGCGGTCTATGAGTGGATTGATGATAATGGAAATCTTCATCGCTCAGAGCCTTCGGCCTTTGTCGTGACAGATACAGATCCTACAGGAGGTACGGGAACAGATCTAAATGTACTGGCACCCATTGTGACCGGAAAGAACGCGCATGATGTTTCTGTTGCAGTCTACAGAACAGAGGACGCGGGAGATGTTTACTATCGGGTCAGTCGCTTAACTCCTCCTGTCTATCCGGTTGCTCCTGCGGATGACGATGAAGACAATCGACACATGAACCCCAATGTCTTGGGCGAGAATTTAGACTTCGTAGACGTATTATCCGATCCCAACATTATTGGTAATGAGATTCTTTACACCACTGGTGGTGTGCTTTCTAATGTTTCCCCTCCCTCAATGAATGTAATGACGGAGCATGATGGGAGAATCTTCGGTTCCGGGTTGGATAATCCCAATGTAATTTACTACTCGAAAATAAAAAGACCCAATACTAGCGTGGAGTTTTCGGAGCTTCTCACCATAGACGTTCCTCCAGAGGGAGGGTCGATTACCGGACTTAATTCTCTGGATGGAAATCTGATTATCTTTAAAGAGGATAAGGTTTACCGGATGTACGGGGAAGGGCCAGCCGACACAGGAGCCAACTCAAACTACAGTAGGCCGACTCTCATCTCCAGCAGTCACGGCGCAGTCACCGACAAGGCGATTATCAATACCATCTATGGAATTATTTTCCGGGGAACCGATGGAGGTATTTACCTCTTAGACCGTAGTCTGGTATTCAAGTATATCGGCGCGCCCATAGAAGACAGTAATGATCTAGAGATTGTTCACGCAACCAATTTAGGCGTGGACAACGAGGTAAGGTTTATCTTGGAAAACGGTGAGGCACTTGTGTACAACTACTGGTTTCAACAGTGGTCAAGATTCACCAATCATACTTCAGTAGATTCGACGGTCTGGAAAGACAAGTTTGTAATGGCTAGAGTTGATGATTCTAAGGGGATCTGGGTTCAGGATAGAACCTCCTATCTCGACATTACAGAGCCTATTTTTCTGGACGTAGAGACTGCGTGGATTAAACTGGCCGGGATTAAGGGATTTCAGCGCTGTAACTGGCTGAGTATTTTGGGTGAGCAGACGGACGCGCATGATGTGGATGTCTCCCTTTACAGGGATTACGATGTAGATCCTGTTGAGACTTTTACGGTAGACGGAGCGGATATCTTTAAGCTTCATGTTTATGGCGATCCTGCTTGCGGTGCCTATGGAGATCCACTATGCGGCCCTTACGGATGGCCCGGTGACGATGTTTACCAGTGGAGGCATAAGCCACGGATTCAAAAGTGCGAAAGTATTAAGTTAAGCATAAAAGACAAGGCTGAGATATCGGGAGTCTATAACCCCAATATAGCCACAAATTTTAGCTTAAAGAACGTTACGTTGTATATTGGTGTTAAGAAAGGTCAGTTTAAACTTCCTGAAAGAAAGACTGTATAGGAGATTGTTATGGCAGAAGGCGCATTAAGGTTCGGAGACGCGAGAGATTTTACCCTGAGAGGCCCACAGGATCAGTACGGCCCACCGCAAGGTGGAGGGCAGGGAAGTGGGTTTATGGGCGCTTTGAGTGGAACAGCGGAGGGTTTTAAGTTAGCTGCTCCTGCGCTGGGAATGGCTGGCGCTAGTGGAGCATTAGGATCGACTGGCCTAATGGCTGGACTTGGTGCTGCGGCTCCCTATGCAATCCCGGCTATTCTGGGAGCGGGAGCGTTATGGAAGTACTTTAAGGGAAGACAGGATGAGCCGGGTGATGCGGGTCAAAAGCAGCTTGGATTAGCCACTGACTATCATGAAGGCGTTATGTCCGGGGAAAATCCGCAGGGAAAGAAGCAGTTCCAGTTAGCACTTAATGAACTCCTGAAGAAAAAGGCTGCTGGGATAGGTTCTACGCGAGGAGTAAATCCAGCACTGGCCCTAAAGCTTATGCAGGAGGGTCAAGAGGGCGCAGAGGCCAAGGCTATGAGTGACTTCACGCGGCTAAACGAGCAAGCTAGGCAAGAGTCAGCGGGAGCTTTAGCGAGTCTGGGAGCGGGTGCATCTGCGCGGCGGCAAGCGTTTGATCTCGCCCAGCAAGCCAGAAGAGACCAGCTCTACGGCGAAATAATGAAGGGTATTAGTAGCGCAGCCATTAAAGGCTTCGGCGCAGGATAAGGAGAAAATAATGGCCTACAGAGTGGACGAAGAACAGGGTTCTCATTATTCAGCTCCCAATCAATGGCAGCAGCTACAGGATATTATTTCTGAGTTAGACCCTAATCGTATCGGTGATGAAGCTGCTCTTATCAAGGTAGCCAAAAGAGCTGAAGAGCTAGGACTGGGAACCTATGACCAGCTAAGGGGGAAAGAAGGTCTTTGGCAAAACCCCCGAATGCCTTGGAGCAATGTAGGCTATGGGCCGATGGAGAGAGCTGTAGGGGAGAGAAAACTAGCCGCAGATGAGGCTGCGTTGGAGACACAAGAAAGAGCCGATGCTAGATATGTGTCTGCTCTTAGCCCTGCACAACAGGCTGAGTATGCCCTGCAACAAGCCCAGACCGCTGCACTCCCTATTGGGGAGAGAGGGCCAGTTTCTGGTGGTCAGAGATACATAGAAGATCTCCAAGCGCAGCAAACAGCTCAGGCACGGCGTTCTCCTGGACTCGCTCAAGAAGGTATGGTTGGGGCTGATGATCCCTTCTTTCTCCAAAAGATGGCAGAGGCAGAGGGAAGAGAGTCGCAAGCCGAAAGGTTATACAGGGAAGTACGACAGGGTAAATATGGTAAAGGGAGCAGTATTCCCAGACATTTACGCGAACGACTTCTTGAACTGGCTCCAGAATATCGTGCAGCAATGGCGGCTCTCGATGAGTCTCCTGAAGCACAAAGGAAAGCAGCGGCTGAAGGAAGACTGGATACTCTTCTTGAAGAAGGGGAGCGCATTACAAAGTACGACGAGGAGACTGGCCGGGAACTCACTATGGCCGCAGACTCGTGGATCAAGTACGAGACTCAACAAGAGTTCAATAAAGCTAGAACTGCCGCAGTCGAAAACTTTAATGCAGACCTCTCCGGTGGAATAAAGGGTTCTGATTTGGTTTATGCTCAATTAGCGGTGGTCTTAGGTTCTGTTGGAACAGGCTTGGCCGGAGGAAAGAATCCCGCGCTGGAAGCCTTTAACAGACTTATCGATAGAGATGTAGAGCGCCAGTATAAGGAGCAAGAAGCACGGCTTAAGAATATGGACTTAACCAACGAGCAAACTCAAAACATGCTCTCACTGGCAAGAGCCGATAGGCAGAATGAAATAGCTGGACAGTTAAAAGTAATAGCGCAAACCACAACAGATCTAGGTCAGAAAGCTAGGATAGAAGAGGTGTCTAAGCAATTAGAACTAAACTCAATATCGGCACAAAGGCAAACGTATGATAATACGGCCCAACTAAGGGCTAAACAGTTCGAGGCAGAGCTTCTGGGCCTCACAGGAAAAGCCGCGCCCAAATCTTCAGCGGAACTTCAAAAGGCAAAAAGGGACACCGACAAAATGAGGTATGCCGTTCGGGAGCTGAAAAACTCTTTTAAGGAAATGTCTAAAGAGGCTAGTTTCGGAGATAAACTAATGGGCTATTTTGGAAAAGAGACCGGGTTTATGCGTGATGTAATAAGGGCCACGCATTTAATGCCCAAAGAAGTTGCTACCTATCTCAATAAAAGAACCAATACACTGGCTCAGGTTGTTAAGGCTCTTCAGGGTTCTCGTCCTTCTGATTTTGATTGGAGAAAGCTAGAGGTTCTTTTCCCCGGAGTCTTGGATAGTGAGGAGTTGGCGATGGCCGACTTTGAAGCTGTAGAGGCTATGGTGGACGCTAATGCAAGAGCGCTGATGGGAGACGAGGCGGCGGCTGCACAGATTGACGCACTGAGTGCGGCTCTAGCGGAGACCTATGGGGCGCAGTTTGCCAGATTTACCGTTGACGATAAGGGTAGGGTGACAGAGAACAAGGTGATGACTCCCAAAGAGAGGGCCGCTTTTTATAGTGAGGTGGAGGCTGCTGGTGCTGGTGGAAAGGACTTTTCCTCGCTAGTCAAGCAGCACATTTCCAAGGGTGCGGGTACCGCACCTTCGGCTCTGAGTGAGGGTGAACTGCTGCAATCCTTGGGTTCACAAAGGTATAATCCCTAGTGGCTGTTAATCTCCTAAACGTAGCCAGCGGCTCGATCGAGACAGTCGAGGATGCGGTGGTGCGCGATCTGGTTCTTGCCGGAACTCATCAAGCTTTAGGAGACAGTATAGGGGTGATGACAGAAGGCGGGGAGTCCTATGATGTTCCCGTTGCAAAGTTCAGAGAAGCCCTGTCTATTCCGGGGGTAACTTATGACTCTCCAGAAATGCGAAAGCAGCGGGAGTTCGTTACGAGCGGAAGCGGTAACCTAGCAGCGATAGCTGCTGGTGCAGCGAGAGGACTCTCCTTCAGTGTCTCCGACTATATGCTTACGCTGGCTGGAGGAAAGGAGTCGGCAAAAGCCCTTCAGGAAGAAAGCCCTTGGCTATCGATGCTGGGCGAAGCGGGTGTAATTGCTGCCGCAATTTATTTTGGTGGCCCGATTGGTGCAGTAAGCAAAGCTGGGCAGGTTGTTAAGTTGGTGGGAACTGCTGGCCGCACTCTTATGCCCGCAACCAAAACGATGAAGGCTGCACGGGCGATCGGCTTTGCTCCGCGAATGGCGGCTGAAACAGGTGCGCGGGTTGGACGTTGGACGCAGAAGATGATGCACCCAATCGTCAAGGATAGCAAGGTTAGGACGTTTCTAGGGAATCGCGTTTCACAGGGGGTGGCAACAGCGATAGAGGCATCCCCTTATGCAGTCGGCGCGGTTACCTTTGGACAGTCCCTAGAAGACGATCCTTTGACGATGGAACAAGCTGCGTCTGCGGTGGGTACGACAATGGCTCTGGGTGGGGTTCTGGGTGCAGCAATAGGAAGCGGAACCCTGAAGTCTATGAGGCAGCGTGAGCTTCCCGGCCAAATGGGTAGCCTAACGATAGGAGATAAGATCTTAAAAGTTGCTCCCTTTTTATCTCCTAAAGTAGCCGCGATGAAATCGGCCTTAGACCTTACGGAGGC